ATTTTATCAAGGGGTGGTTGCATCCTGTTGGGCATTATCGTCACCGCTCGCATAGCCGTCCAATACAATGCTCCAATTACCAGCGGTGTATACGCCCTCGTATGATTTGACCCATTCCGTGCCGTTGAACCTGTACTGTATCCCGGTGTTGAGATTGGTCACGTAGTGTTGCGTAGAATCTGGATTAGACGCATCAAATGCCACGTTCCATTTTGATGTTGTGCTGTTGTATTCTATGATGTCTCCTACTCTAGCCACCAGTGTGCCCCATGTGTCACTTTGGAATGATGCCGTGCTATCTCCAACGTCGTTTATCACAAGATATCTGTCACCGTTTGCGGGTGTACCAGGATCAAACGTAGCAGGATTAATTATTTTTTTCACAGCAGTCAATGAGTTTGTTGGTATGGTGTCTGTGTCAATGCTATACAGTAGTATTGTGTCATCCAGTGTTGTGGTTGCTATGGTGCCCACTATCTCATTACCGTTGGGCTGTTTCAGTCTTATTTGTGATGTTCCGTTTGTGACCTTTCCATACTGATCTAGTAACACCTTCCAGTTCACAGCAGGACCAAATGTTTCAAATGGATCATAATTCGATGGTGCGTTCGCACCGGTATAGAAACCATCTCCGCCTGACTTAACATTTGTACCTGTCGAACCGAGTAGTCTTAGTTGATTACCTGTTACAAGTAGACCAAAGTTGTTTGGTGTCACGTAACTCCTTGACACTAGGTCGCCGTCAATCAAGCCTTTGGCTATACCACCATCGTCATCATATATGCTCATTATGATCTTCTGCACAACGCCTAGTTTTTTAACCTTAACCGGTGGTGACAACCATATAGGCATAGAAAATGTCATTGTAGCCACATCTATTTCTGAATCTGCACCTACTGGTATCGTACGAGAACTAAATGTAGTTCCTGTCAATTCCACGTAGCTCAAACTGGTCCAATCTATGTAATTGTCTGACTTCTGTATCTCAAAGTCTGGATTGAACAAATATAATATCTGCTCCATAATTTGTAGTTTTTGGTCAGTGTTGGTTGTCCATATGTCAGCCGTTACTTCTAATCTGAAAGGCGAAGGCATTACTTTCTCTATAGTATACCCAGCACCTAATTGATTGGTGTAGTTGCCGTCTGCTCCAACATCTCTTTCTCTAAGGTGTTGTTTCTCTATGTGATAGGGATTCTGCATCCTTTCCCTGTCATAGTTTAATTCTCTAACATAACATGCTATTTTTGGAGCATATGCCAGTGCGTTTTCCGAATTGTTTCGTAGAATATTTGCAACCTGTCTTGTGGGATCACCGTAAACCACAGGCACAGATCTTAACTGCACAGCACCGTCGGAACCTTTACCGGTTTCAACTGAAAAGTTACTCAAAATCCTTATAAACTGTGTGAGAAATTTTCTAACTTGTCCTTCGTAAAAGTGTAACATTTTTAATTGTCAGCCTTTGGTTTCAGAGCTTCCGTCAAAGACTGCCTTTGTTTTGTAGTCAGACCATTGATAGTCGATTCTGTTGCGTTGTTTACAAAACTTGTTTTGTAATTTGATCTAGAATCTGTATTCGTTGTAGTTATTCTAACAGAATCCTCAATCTTGACCCATCTGGTTCCGTCGTAACGGAACAATCTGTTTGGTAGATAATCTGTCCTTAGGAAATAGTCACCCTTGTCTACATTTGAAGTTGGAAAAGATATTCCAAACCCAGCGGGATTTCCATTGGGTGCAACACCGTCGCCGTCGAGATAGAATCCGTAGTGTGATGAGGCAGGTGTGTCTATCACGGCATTGACAGTTTTATCTGTGCTTACCCTATCTGTAGCGTTAACATTATCTGTTCTGATATTTCCTCTCTCATCAATAGGTGCGACATAATACTGTTTGTAGTTGAACCCCGACTTGGGAGCATCGGCTTCTGCCTGGGCCACAATCTGATCATTAATTGTTTTTTCCCTGTTGTAAGTACTCATGTAATTGGCCACTGTGCCGGTAGTTGCTGAATCACCGATAATATCTTTGAATTCTTGAGAGTCTATCAGCGTTTTCATTTTAAGTCTTAATAAATGCGGCCACCATGTTTGTGAAAATCCCTCTGCGGCCCTATTGACATCTTCCACCACATAATATCTTTTCAACGCAATTGGAATAGATTCATCTAAACTGTAATCTTCTTTCATGTGGGGGAATTCTATTACATCTCCTGCCATGGGTTTTCTGCCTATTCTTTCCACAATGTCATTCAAATGAACTGTAAGAAAAAGTGTATCATTTTGCAGGAACATGCCAAACTGAGACAAATTAAAATCAGCGTCTTGAACATTGTATATTCCCCTCACGACATATACATCATCGGCATATTTTCTATCTCTATTTTCTAAAAAAAGTAGATCTTGAATAGTGCTCTCGTTAAGACTATCACCGGTGTAGTTTGGTGATGTGGGCGAGGCTTTCCCGTCCTTCTGATTTTCACCTTGATTGTATGGACCCAAATATTTGTGGAAATGTAGATCAGTTCCTCCCACCGTGAACATCTCCTTTATGTTACGGTCAAAAAACTTGTAATCGTTTCCCTTTTCGGGCTTGAAAATCGACAATCTAGGCATATCATACATATTTATTGTATAGTCGAAAGCAATAAATATGAGTATGTCAGAACTGCAAACAGGCCAACAGCAAATATTTGATTATGTGAAGAACAACCTCGGTGAGGGCATGATCGATGTTGAATTGGACCCAAAACACTATCAAACGGCACTGGAGAGAGCCACTAACAGATACAGGCAGAGATCATCAAATGCTGTTGAGGAATCATACGCTTTCCTAGAACTTAAAAAGAACCAAAATTCATATATCTTACCAGATGAAGTGATCAACGTGAGAAATCTCAATAGGAGAACAGTTGGTTCAAGAACAGAAGGCGGCGAAGGGGGTACACTGTTTGAACCGTTCAACTTGGCCTATACAAACACCTATCTGTTGAGGGCAGGTGCAACAGGCGGACTTGCCACATACTACGCTTTCGCAAGTTATCAAGAACTTGTAGGAAAAATGTTTGGTAGTTTCATACAGTTCCACTTCGACGTGGCAACAAAAAAATTGACAATAACTCAGAGACCAAGAGCGGATAATGAAACCGTGTTGATGCACACAGACAACTACAGACCGGACATCACACTGTTCAAAGACATCTATGCCAAACCGTGGATCAGGGACTACACACTGGCAGTGTGTAAAGTCATGCTTGGTGAAGCAAGAGGCAAGTTCAACACCATAGCAGGACCGCAAGGTGGAACCACGCTGAACGGTGATGCACTCAAAAACGAAGGCAATGCAGAGATGGAACGTCTTGACCAAGAGATAGGTAATTTCCAAGAAGGCGGCACACCACACAGTTTTGTTATTGGTTAATTGTCAATCGTCATACTTTAAATAACACTGTCATGATTGATCCTAACTGCAAGACATATGCCGACCTCACACTAGATGAGCTAGAAGACACAGTTCAACAATTAGAAAATATGAGCATATTGGCATTGAAACAAAACAAGAAAAACCTTAGAATTTCCATACTGAAATCTGTAAAAGAAGCAATCAAAGAGATTGAAAAACGTCTAAAAAAATAGTATAATAACATTATGCTAATAGGAGTAGTAGGATTAATAAATTCCGGTAAAGGCACTGTTTCTGACAGGTTGGTCACAAAACATAATTTCATAAAAGACAGTTTTGCCAAAAGTCTCAAAGATGCTGTGGCATCAATGTTCAATTGGGATAGGAAAATGCTGGAAGGAGATACCAAGTCAAGCAGGGATTGGCGAGAGCAACCAGATAAATTTTGGAGTGAAAAATTTAATAAACCAGTGACTCCAAGGTGGGTTTTACAGTACTTTGGAACCGAAGTCATGCGTGGACAGATGTATGATGGGATATGGGTTGACAGTTGCATGGGCAGGTATAAAGGACAAAAAACCGTGATTGCTGATGTTAGATTCCCAAATGAAGTAAAGCAGATAAGGGCGAAAGGTGGCTATATTATCCGTGTGAAAAGAGGACAGGATCCAGAATGGTTTGTGAATTATATCGAGGGAAACGTGGAGCCACAAGGTATTCATTGCTCAGAATACGCATGGGCAAATGAGGAATTTGATTTAACGATAGAAAATAACGGCACGAAACAAGAACTTTACACAAAAGTTGACGAATTAATCATCAGCGATAAGATCGCCCATTCTCCATCCAAGTCGTCTGACCCCTTGCAATCTCTGGCAATTGGCACAAACAGTTTTTAAATTGCTTTCTACAGTATTTCGTAGATTTCCATCAACAAAAAGCACATCTAATTGAGTTGATTCACTGGCCCTAAATCCACACAATTCACACTTTTTGCCTTTTTTAAATCCTGATCTTTCTAGTGCGGTGACGCCACCAACCGGCTTGCCTGCTTTTTTCCGGTTACAAGTATCGCACAATTTTCTCCAATAAATTTTGCCATAACGACGGTAGGCATAGGCCCTGGGTTTGGACTTGCATTGGATACACAAAGGTCTTAGATTCTTGTCCATACTGCATATTTACGTCGCCTATATAGGCACCAGCAAAATGGTAAATTATGTCATAAAAACCATATGATTGAATAAATAACTCTAGTATACACGTAACTTGCAAGGAGAATACGAAAAATGGCTTTAACATCACCAGGAGTAGAAGTTTCAGTAGTAAATGAAAGTTTCTACGTACCATCAGATGCGGGTACTACACCACTATTCATAGTAGCATCATCACAAGACAAGACCAACGGAGGAGGCGACGCTACGGCTCCGGGCACAACAACTGCTAACGCAAACACTGCCTACTTGGTATCGTCACAAAGAGAATTAACAGAAACATTTGGAGACCCTAAATTCTACACAGACGTGGCAGGAAATTCATTACACGGTTATGAATTGAATGAATGGGGACTACAAGCGGCATACTCTTTCTTGGGTATTGCCAACAGAGCTTACGTTTTACGAGCAAATGTAGACACTTCGCAGTTGATTGGAAGTGCTTCGGCTCCTACAGCATTACCAACAGATGGCACATACTGGTTTGACCTTGCATCTACCAGTTACGGTATCTTTGAGTGGAGCAAAACTGATCAGAAATTCACAACAATCACACCAACGTTGATCACAGCAGTTACTGACCTGGTAGGTAACGTGTCAACAGGTGCACCTAAAACTTCAATAGGTTCACAGGGAGATTATGCGATCAACACAACACACGTTTCAAACAAGATCTACAAGAAAACAGCAAGCAACACTTGGGTTATAGTTGGATCAGAAGCGTGGCACGACTCATTACCTGTCGTGACAGTTGCGTCAGGAACAACAGTTACTAGTGGTCACACAATGAAGATCAACGGCACAACAATTACTA